ATTTGAATGGTTTTGAATCATGCCAGCCACACGCACCCCCAAACAAGCGAAGGAATGGCTCGCCAAGCAGGGCAAGACCGTCCAGGAATTTGCCCGCGAGCACAGCCTCGATCCGTTCACCTGCTACCAGGTGCTTTCCGGCGCGAAGAAGGGCACCCGCGGCGAGTCGCATCGCGCCGCCGTGCTGCTGGGCATCAAGGAAGGCGTGGCGGATGTGCCCGAGCAGTACGGGCGCCGCGCCAGCGATATCGGCGCTGTGATTTCACAGTAATGGCACCTGGCTTAGCGAGAAACCAGAACATGAAGCGCCCGATCCTAGAAACCCGCCGCCAGATGATGAGTGCTGTGGTTTGCGCCTACCCGGGCGGCCGTGAGTGCGCCGCGGCGCGCCTGGGCCTGGACATCAAGAAGTTCGACAACCACCTCTACGAGAACGCCGGCAGCCGGCCGCTCTCGGACGAGCAGATTCACCTGCTCGAGCAGCAGGCGGGCACCAGCCATTTTCCGGAGTACGTCGCCGCCATGTACGGCGGCGTGTTCGTACCGGATGCCAACCCGGGCGACCTGGACAACATCGAGCTGTACGAGCGCTCGATGCGCACCGCCGTGCTGCGCGGCACCGTGGACCAGATCCTGTCCGAGGCGCTGGCCAGCGGCGATATCGACGAGCACGAGCGCAAGGTCATCCTCGCCGCACATCGCCGCCATGTCGCCGCCCGGCACGCAGAAATCAACGCAGTCATCGTCCTGCACAGCAAGCAGCCGGCCTGAAGAAGGTAGTCACCACTTATGCGAAAGAAGAAAAGAACCTTCAATCCGAAGACCGCAATGGTCAGCTCCAGCCTGTATGCGGTGAAAGCAGCAGCTCCGAAAAAAAGGAATGGTGCTGCCGCGAGAATTGCAGCAATCGAAGCCAAAGAATCCATTACTGCCATGGAGAAGGCCAAGCAGATGGCGGCGATCGAGGCATATGCCAAAGAGCACAAGGTCTCTATCGCTCAAGCAATGATCCATTTCATGAGCTGAGTTGTTTTTTGCGGGCCACCGTGAAGGTGGAAGGGGGAGAGTTTGAGCGTTTACAAGCTGGTGTGCCCGGCATGCGGACAGCGGATGCGAATCCGTAATTCAGAGGGGCAGACCCCTATTTTCAGAACAATCTACGGCCAGTGTCTGAATCTGGGCTGTGGCCTGATCGTAACGGGCTCAATGTCTTGGGACTACCAGATCAACGATTCCAAATGGGACCGGCCAAGAGTCGTCCTGCCAATCTCACCGGCGGTTGCAAGGATGAAGGCGTACCGCGACAGCTTCGCAAAGAGCGATCAGCAAGACCTGTTCGACCTGATTGACGACCAAGAGCCAACGGAGGCAACCGCATGAACGTCACCACCATCAACGATGCCCACGAATACCGCACCGCCATGCAGCGCGCCGCGCTGACCTTTCTGCAGCGCCACCAGGGCGAGCACCTGACTGACGATGGCCACCTGTTCGAGCGTGCCGTCGGCTACCTGGTGAACTCGCTGGAGGTGCCGGCATTCATGGCTGACCGCCTGGTACACCTCGCCATGGGCGAACTGGAATGCCTCAAGCGCCCGGTGATCGGCATCGACTACGCCTCCGGCACGGACGAAACCCGCGTCGCCCTTATCAATTTTTTTTCGGGCGAGGCGGTATTAATCCCTCTGCGCCACCTGCCGGCACGCTTGCAGCCGCCTGCGGCGCCGCTGGCTGCAGCAGCCACTCACTGATCACCCTCTGAATTGACCCAAGCCCATGCCCGCCATTGCGCGGGTAGGGGAAAGTTGCGCCCGAACGGTGGCCCCATGAGTACAGACGTTTCCATCCAAATCCAGCTAAAGCCTGCCCAGGCCGAGGCCTATCTGCGCTGGCTGACAAGCCAGTATGAGCAGCTGATGGCTGCCTGCTGGTACGACGACCGCTACCGCTTCACCCCGCAGGGCGAACGCGGCCCGAAGATTCTGCGCGACCACCCGCACATCGCCGGCCTCAACCGCACCATGCGCGAGCTGGTGAAAGCACGCCAAGGAGCCAAGGCATGAGCACTCAACCGATGCCCGCCTGCGAGGCGCTGGCGGCCGATCCGGCGCGGCACATCTTCAAGCTGCACCTGCAGCGCCTGGTTCTGTCGCCCAGCTACGAGCTGCGGCTGCACGAGGGCATCCGCATGGCCGGTTATCTCAGCGCCCTGCAGGAAAGCGCGCTGATCACCGAGGCGCAGCTCGAAGCTGTGAATGACGAGATTCATGCCTTCGTTTGGGGGCGCGCTCGTGACCACTTTCAATCCATATCGCATCAGTGGGCGCACCGCATTGAGCTTCAGCGGCGGGCGAACCAGCGCTTACATGCTGCGCCAGGTACTGGACCACAACGACGATCCGTCGGGCTTGGTCGTGCTTTTCGCCAACACGGGCAAGGAGCATGAAGCAACGCTCGAGTTCGTCCGCGACGTCGGCGAGCGCTGGGGCGTGAGCATCGTCTGGCTGGAGTACCGGGACAACGATGACGGTTTCGCGGTGGTGAGCTTCGAGACTGCAAGCCGCAACGGCGAGCCGTTCGAAGCCCTGATTCGTAAGCGCCAATATCTGCCCAACCCTGTTACGCGTTTTTGCACCGTCGAGTTGAAGATTCGGACGATGCATCGCTACTTGAAAACGCTCGGCTGGGCGGAAGGGGACGATGGCTGGGACCAGATGGTTGGTATCCGTGCTGACGAGAATCGTCGGGTCGCCAAGATCCGCGCCCGTGGCACTAGCACCGAAACGCCGAAGGAGTGCATGCGGCTGCCGCTTGCAGATGCTGGGGTTACCGTTGCGGTGGTCGGCAGTTTCTGGCGTAAGCAGCCTTTCGACCTTGAGCTGCCGTCGATCAACGGGAAGACGTTCCTCGGCAACTGTGACCTGTGCTTTCTGAAAGGCGGCGGGCAGGTCTATTCGATCATTGCAACTGACCGCGCGCGTGGTGAGTGGTGGGCACGAATGGAAGCCGAAATCCAGGCCATGCAGCCGCGCTCAAGTCGGGCGGCCCGGTTCCGGTTCGACCGAGCTAATTACCAACAGATGCTCGACTTCGCCGACCAACAAGGTTCCCTTTTCGAACAAGCACTTGTCGACTCGCCTGAGCTCGACGTGGCTGCTGCGTGCTTCTGCGGAGACTGAAATGAAAGACATGGACCGCCACATCCGCGACGAGGTGCTGCGCCGTTTCGAGGCCGACTTCGGCCTCAAGCGCCGCGCCGGTACCGACTACATGCGCGGCGGCACCTGCCCAAGCTGCGGCAAGAAGGAGCTGTATTCCCGCTACGACCAGCCCTGGTTCATCAAGTGCGGCCGCGAGAGCAAGTGCGGCGAGCAGTGGCATGTGAAAGAGCTGTTCGACGACCTGTTCGACGACTGGAGCAAGCGCGCACCGGTCACCGAGCAGGCGCCGGCCGCGAGCGCCGATGCCTACCTGCAGTTCGCCCGCGGCTTCGACCTGGGCATGATCCGCGGCTGGTACAGCCAGGAGAACTACTGGAGCCGCGAACTTGCCCAGGGCAGCGCCACGGTGCGCTTCGCCCTGGAGAACGGCGGCTACTGGGAACGGCTGATCGACCGCCCGCACCGCTTCGGCAAGCAGAAGGCACGCTTCGCCCCTGGCCAGAGCATGAAAGGCTACTGGTGGTGCCCGCCGAGCGTGGACCTGCTCGAGGTCGATGAACTGTGGATCGTCGAGGGCATCTTCGACGCCATCGCGCTGCTGCATCACGAACTCGACGCCGTGTCGGCCATGAGCAGCAACGCCTTCCCGGCCGAGTCGCTCAAGGCGCTGGTCAAGGCTCGCGCCGAGGCCGGGCGCAAGCTGCCGCGGCTGGTCTGGGCGCTGGACAACGAGCCGGGCGCGCATCGCTACACCCGCCGCTGGGCAAAGATGGCCCGCGAGCTGGGCTTTACCTGCGAGGCCGCGCAGATCCCGCAGCGCGACCGCAAGGTGGACTGGAACGACCTCCACCAGCGCTGGGCCTTTATCGAGGGCGACGACAAGCGCGAGGAGCAGATCGAGCGCGACCTGCGCGAGGCGCGCTACCACGGCAGCCTGCTGCTGGCCGAAAGCGCGGCGGAGAAGGGCGCGCTGATGTACGAATGGCGCGAGCGCCACGAATTCCACTTCGCGTTCGAGAACCGCCTCTACTGGTTCAAGATGGACCTGGAGAAGTTCAACAAGGCCATGCAGCACCTGGAGGAATCCGAGCGCCAGGAAGACCAGCTGCTAAATGACCGTCAGCGCCGCGACAAGGCCCTGCGCCAGTGCGGCGCGGTGGTCGAAATCGCCAACTGCTACCCGCAGGCGCTGTACTTCCAGCGCAACGAGGTGACGGACGAGTCCTGGTACTACTTCCGCGTGGACTTCCCCCATGACGAGCCGACGGTGCGCAACACCTTCACCGGCGGCCAAGTGGCTGCGGCATCGGAGTTCAAAAAGCGCCTGCTCGGCATGGCCGCCGGCGCGGTGTTCACCGGTACCGGCGCGCAGCTCGATCGCATCATGCGCGACCAGCTCTACGGCCTGAAAACCGTCAAGACCATCGACTACATCGGCTACAGCAAGGAACACAGCTGCTACGTGTTCGGCGACCTGGCCGTGCGCGGCGGCGTGCTCGAGCAGGCCAACAAGGAGGACTACTTCGAGTTCAAGCAGCTGCGCTTGAAGACGCTGCAGAAGTCGATCCGCCTGGAGATCGCCCGTACCGACGAGGGCTACCGCGCCGAGTGGCTCGAATGGCTGTGGACCTGTTTCGGCACCCAGGGCATCGTCGCGCTGGCGTTCTGGTTCGGCTCGCTGTTCGCCGAGCAGATCCGCGACGAGTACCAGAGCTTTCCCTTCCTGGAAGTGACGGGCGAGGCGGGCGCGGGCAAGTCGACGCTGCTGATGTTCCTCTGGAAGCTGTTCGGCCGCCCGGACGAAGAGGGCAAGGACCCTTCGAAAATGTCCAAGGCAGGCCTGCGCCGGTGGATGGGGCAGGTATCCGGCATGCCGCTGGTACTGCTCGAGGCAGACCGCAGCGACAACGACCGCGGCGCCGCCAAGGCCTACGACTGGGACGAGCTGAAACCCCTGTTCAACGGCGGCACCCTGGGCGTGACCGGCGTGAAAACGGCCGGCAACGAAACCTACGAGCCACCGTTCCGCGGCACCATCGTCATCAGCCAGAACGCCACGGTGATGGCGAGCGAGGCGATCCTCACCCGTATCGTCAAACTGCACTTCGTGCGCCCCGAGGTCACCGCCGCCAGCCGCGCCGCAGCGGACAACCTCAACCACCTGAGCGCGATGGACGTCAGCCACTTCCTGCTGATGGCCGCCCGCGCCGAGGGCAAGGTGCTGGAGACCTTCCGCGTCCAGGTGAAGGTGCACGAACAGGCGCTGCGCGAGCTGAAAGAGATCCGCATCGAGCGAATCATCAAGAACCACGCGCAGCTGCTCGCCCTGGTCGACTGCCTGCGGCTGATCATCCCGCTCACCGATCGGCAGCACGCCGGTGCGCAGCGCGAGCTGGTGGCCATGGCGTTGGCTCGCCAGACCGCCGTCAACGCCGACCCGGCCGAGGTGGCCGAGTTCTGGGAGGCCTTCGACTACCTGCAGGGCCTGAGCG